GACTTGACCTTCAACCACGCCTGTGCGCGGATGAATGGATTGCGCCAATGAATCAAGCATGTTGCGCAGAATGACTGACTTAATGCGCTGAATGTCCATGGTTACGTCAGCCGTGGACATGCCAAACAGCGTATGCGGCTCAGGATCAGGGCAGAAATAAGCAAAAGGTACATCATCCGCCGGATCGTTGGCAACGATCTTATAGGACGGCCCCATGGTGCAAATCTTGCGCAGTTCCGCCACACCATCACCGTTCATGTCCATGCGAATATAGGATTCGGTGTAAAGCACACGGCGTTGCGCAGGGTTATTAGCGGACTCGCCAAACATCATTTGTGCTGGATTACGCGCAATGCGCTCAATGTTTGTGTCGAGTTCGTCTTCGCCTGTGTTGGACTCAACCAACTCCTGGTCATAACCCATGGCAACAAGCTCAGACACGGTGGCAAGTTTCCTGTGCGCCACAATGTCTGCGTCTTCGAGCGTCCGCGCTCTACGGTCAACGATGAACTCTTCAGGTGCCAGGCTTTCGACACGGAAACGTTTGGTAATAACTTTGCGGCTTACCGTTACGTCGTGAATCATCACGGTTGGCGTCAGTTGCTGGCCGGTTAGCGGATCAATCACGGGCGGCGGTGCTGAAGGGTCTTCAGAGGACATTAAGTCCACCATCTCAACGCCTTCCTGACCAAGAATCAAGGATAGTTGCGCGTCATCAAGGCCCGTGTAGTTTTCATTCTTGATTTCAATGTGCTCATCAACCCACCATTTGCAAACACCTGTCTTGCGTACCAAGGCGTCCTTGAAGATGGAGTGAAACAGCACAAATCCATTGTTGTCTTCATTCAGGATATAGCGCACATAGTCCGTGGCCTGCTCTGCCATCGGCGCATCTTCCATGTTGCGCGGCACATACTGAACAACGCTCTCGGATGAAAAGAAAATGCGCATGAGGCTCGGCAAAATGGCTTGCACTGTGTCGCGCACATCCATTGATACAACCTGACTGCGCCCCTCTTCTTCATCGCCAAATGGATCGCCAAAGTAGTATTCCGTGGCGCGGGCGCGAAGATTGCCAATCTCCAAATCAATGAAATTGGTAGCGTCAACAAGTTCAGCCGCAACAATGGCTTGAACTTCAGTCTCGTCCATAGGCTCACCGGACTTGATGCCGGTGGCGAGGTTCATTTCAAGGTCCATTTACTTACCCTTATTTCTTGCGCTAATGGCTTTGGCTTTTGCTCGTGCATCGGCTTTGCTTGATGCACCCCAAGCCTTTAGGCTTAACAAAAGTCTCGTTGGTTCGCCATTTTTGTATTCTGGACCGGGCATGTTGCCCATTCTCGCAAGAAAGCTGGCGCGTCTTGGGTTATCTCCAGACTTCACAGGCGCTTTTAACGTGCCGCCTGTTTCTGCTTTGTACGATGCGCGGCCTTTGGCGTTCAATCCACCGCTTGGACTTTGGCCTTCTTTACGCTGCCACGCTGGCGTCTTCATCAATCTTCCTCGCGCATAAAATTGACGCGCTGAAACTCAACGGCTTCGCGCTGGCGGCGTGAGTTCGCCATTGATGTAATAGGTCCGCCAACCAACCAGGCGTCACAGGTGCGTGCCGCTGCGCATTTAAAGTGAAATAGTTCGCAGTAACCAAGATCGGCGGCATCTTGCACCGCCATCTCTAAGTCTTCGTTCCCTTCACTTTCGCCTTCTTCGTATGATTCGCCGCTTTCCTCTTCGCCTTCTTCGCCGTTTTCACCCTCCATACCACCTGTGATGCACTCAATCATTTCAGGCGTTTGGATGAAGGCGGCGCAGTTACCGCAACGCATCGACTTGGCTTGCGCCAGGTCCGTATTCCACGTTTCGGCTTTGGCACTCCAAAATTCACGGTTAGGCAATTCAGGGTTGGCAGGACCGTAACCCACATTGGCAAACGCCCAATTGCGATGCTTTAAGTTCGCAACCGGGTCTTTGGTTTCAATAGGGCATTCCATCATTTCTTCTTCGCTTTACCAGCCTCGGACAACGCAATGGCTATGGCCTGCTTTGGGTTTGTCACTTCCGGCCCTTTTTTGCTACCAGAATGCAACTTGCCCGCCTTGTATTCGCGCATGACTTTGGAGATTTTCTTCTCGGCTTTGGTCTTTTTCATCATGATGCAAGGATGTCCGTTATAGAAACACGCATGGTGTGGTTTTGCTCTGCAACAATAGCCACTTTATCGCCAACCGAAACGGTAATATAAACCACCGTATTGGCGGGAATGATCGGTGATGATTCGGATGCCGTTGGATTGCTACCTACCTCAAAATGACAGTGATAACCGGCATTTGATCCGTTGGCAATCCGCATCAGCGTCACACCAGTGCCAGCGGCGTGCGATTGCTGGCTTACATCGGTTGTGGTGATGTTGGTGTTTGCACCAAGCCTTCCGACAATCTCAGGCCACAAATGCCCGGCTGAATCGCGTACTTGCTTGCTCATTGCTTAGACCTTGCAGCACGCATATTGTCAACAAGGTTTGGGTATGGCCTTCCAGCGGATTTCGCCATGGCTTTGGCGCTGGCTTTTTCCTTCTTGGATAACGGCTCGCTCTTGCCCAATGACTTCGGACGCGCTTTATCCCACACTGGCTTGGCTTTCATGGCACTACCCCCATTTGGGGGCAGACACTAGCACATTCGTGCATCAATGCGCAAGATTCATGCGCAACGCGTGGTAATCCTGAAGAAATCCGCTCATGCTGGCAAGTTTGTTAAACGCCATATCTGCTGATAAACGCGAGTGAAATAAACGCAACTGCGGTCTGCGCTCCATCTCAGCCCAGTATGTCTGCAAAACCGTACGTCCCCAATCTTCAGCCGTGACTCGGTTGATGTTGCCGCCAAGGTATTCGTAGCGCATGAACATTTCCCAATCCACAATCCCTAATGTGTGGCGCGGGTTGTCTTTATTGGAGTCTTGGTTTGCGTGCAAACGAAACGCCCCCAGGTGCGCCCCACCGCCTACCGCTGGCCCGTGGCGCGTGGCTTCCAGATACGAAGTCACGTCACCCAAATAATGCCTTGGTGCCAACTCGCCAAGTGGCGCGTAGGTCATGGTGAATGCGCACTTGGAGCGATCCATCATCACAAACGAAGGCTCGCCAATAAAGTTCTTGTGCATCGCCATCAAACGCAAAATGTTCTCGCGTGATGACTTCATCAGTTCATCTTGATTGATAAAGCCTGGTGCGCGAAGAAAACGCCCGGAACCGTCAATCCAATGGCGTTGATGCCAAAACATCACAGCGTCACGGTGATGATCAGCCAAATCGACTAAGTAGGACGTTGAAGATGGATAAATCACATCATCGTCATACACAAAGCGCACTAAGTCGGAATCTGCCTGATCCCAAAGGTAGGCGTAGTGCGCCACCTGATCGCCAGGACAGATAAGGTGCGTGTCAATGACTTCAAAGTCATAGCGTTGCGCCATATCGTTGATCATGTGGTGGTCATTCTCATCAGGACTGTGATTGCCAATGATGACTTTGATGCGCGGATAAGTCTGTGCATCGATGCTGGCTAGCGTCGTGTATAGGTGCTCAGGCTTATACGCTGGAACAAGAATGGTTACAGGTCTCATGATTTCCCCCAACGCTTACGCTCAAGCTCGGCAATCCTCACTAGTTCACGCGTTTGGCGCTCAAGTTCAATCACCATCTCTTCAAGCACTTCCCATTGCAGCTTTTCATATTCGCTTCGTGGAAAATCCTCAAGCAAGCCATTCACCCAAGCTTTTCTTACCATATCGTTCAGGTTCATCCCTGTCCTTTCAATAGTTCCGCCGCATCGTCATAGCCGTTTTTCTCCAGCAACTCAATGCAATGGTTTAAGCGTGCTTCGCCTGCAACAAACTCAATCTGCGCCGCAAAGATAAAAAGATTCTCTGCGTGCTGATCAAACCCTGTGTTTCTGGCAATGCCCATCACATCGCCAATCGTTAAATCCTTCACGTCAATACCTCCTTGATGTGTTGAGGAACCCTTGGCAGCGGCGCCCAGGCAACTGCCCACTCGGACCAGGTGCCAATGACGCACACGCCGCCAGGATTGAGCAATAACATCTTCACGCCTAATGGCGGCGGGTCATCTTCAGGCGTGCGCCAGGTAGCCTGGCCTGCCAAGTAGTCCTTCATGCCATGTCCTTAATGTTGTGCGCACTTGTAATGCCAAAGTCTTGCTCCGCGATATGGCACAAAAAGTCGCACTCTGGAGCAATGGCTTCGGTAACAGGTTGATTCATTGGAATTTCGTCAATAAAAATCCGCTCTTCCTCAATGCGAGTTA